AATCAAGCTGTTTTATCTGGTGAAGCGCAAATGTATTTTCATCGTTCAATGAGGCGAAGCAATTTAAACAATCTTCCAACAAGCATGTGTTTGTTCAGAGATGATTTAGCAGATGCTACTTTGGTGGCGTCTGGAGTTTCTGCGACAGCATACAACTCTGATATTGTTGTTTATTGTCCTACGGCATCACTTACCAATATTGGAATTTACAATGATCACAGTGCAATTATTCAGATATTAGATGGATTATATCAAGGTTCTTATATTATTTGGGGTGTTGAAAATAACATAGTTAGATTTAATTCTTCGCCAACTGAACCAATAGATGAATGCAACAATGTGTTTTTGTCAAATGGCACATTGAACACATGTGCTTTTCCATTTAGAATTATAAACCCAATAATAGACAATTTTAATTATGGATCTTTATGTGATGTGGCGCAAGACAATTTAGTGATTTTTAGTGATGAAAATATTAATTTCTCTGATTTAAATGTTAAATCTCAGTTTGATGTTCAGCAAGGAACAGCGGTTCAAGCTTGGGAAATTTTAATTCCATCTTACAGTGCAACAAAATATACAATTCTGAATGTTAAGCCAGACGGTAAAATAGTTCTTCTTTATGATGCAAGCATGCCATCTTTGTCTGCAAGTGGATTGTCTTATACTATTTATAATGGCGTTGTTGCAGAAGCCACAGGTGTTACAGGAAAATTAGATGTGACGCATCGTGCAAGGGTAACAGTTCTTAATACAGCTAACTTGCCGATAGTAAATTTGATAAGAACAACGAATCATTATCATGTTATTGGTTCGATGGAATATGAAATAACAAGTTTGGTTGATGAAACAGATGATCAATTTTATATTTCAAATTACAGCAGTGGTGATGTTAATGGAATCAATCTTATTGTTAATCGTCGAATTATTGACGAACAAATTGGTTATATGACTCATCGAGGTTTGAATGTGGAAATAACAGGTGTTGATTATGAGACAAATTTACAGATACAAAATGGTGTGAATCAAATTCTTCCTTATGGAGATCCAATAGTCAATAGTTTTAAAGAAAATTTTATTGTTGAAATTGATGATGAAAATTACTATATGGCTGAAATAAACGGCAATGATCCGGTTGGAAGCACAACTATCCAGTTGTATGGTTCTGATGTTTATTGGAGAACATTAGCAAATGGTGGAACTAATGTAAATTTAAACATTTACAAATACACAAGCAAGGGGGCTACAATTATGGGTCAACAAAAAGGCAAGCCGGAACATACTTTTGAAAGTATAAACAGGAATGGAAGTCCAACAGTAACTGGCACAGAAGCATCGAATGAAAATATTGTTGTGAGTTTGTCTGATTCATCATCAAATATGCCAGTAGATATGATAAAACAAAACGAAGGAATCTCATATACAATACAGTATTCAAATGGAAAGACTGAAAAAGGAGAATTGTAATGCAAACAAGTCCGATCAAAACTTGTGGTGATGTCAAAATGACTATTTGTCATAGTGATGGGAAATTAGAAGTTATTGAATTTCCGAATGCAGTTTTAACTCGTGGTAGAAATGCATTAGCAGCATCTCTTACAAATAAATTTTCTGGCACTTACAATTATTACATTAATCGAATGTTGTTTGGCAATGCCGGAACATCAATGGGGTCGCTGAAGTATGTTGATGCCAGCAGAAATGGTCTTTTTTGCGGCAATCCGATAGTCAGCAAGCCTGTAATTTCATCAGTTGATTCCAATGTGCCATCACAAGCCATTTTCACATCTGTTTTGACAAATTCAGATGCAGTAGGTGAAACTTTAAACGAAATGGCTCTTCAAATGGGAACAGGTGATATTTATTCCATGGTCACTTTTCCAGATTTTACCAAAACAGATAATATGAGCATTATTTGGAATTGGACATTGAGTTTTATTTAATTAGGAGCAGCATGCCAGATTTGAATTCACTTCCAGTGCCTCAGTTCACAGGTGCAGAACCGTATCATCACACTTATGATAATATTCCATTAAAAGTATTGGCCGACAGAGACAATTTAATTAATTCTTCTGTTGATATTCAATCTGCTATTTTAAAGGATTGCGCTGGATCGGCTGGAAGTTTAGCCAACAGATTAAATCAATCTCTTGATCTTAATGGTGCGATAAAAACACAAGCTGTAAATGCATCGTTGCACGATATAGCGAATCATACTGATGGTTCAATTACACTTTCAACTCCTGATTTAAATTATTTTCAAAGCCTTGGATATCCAAGCTTAGTAAATCCAGTTGATTTTGTGCGAATGCTTGGTTCAGAAAGGGATAAATTAACACTTATTCAAAACGAAGCAACAGATTTAAAAATCGATGTGTATACAGCACCATCAACAACAATTAGTTTTGGTGATGGAACTATTGGAACGCTTAATTTAATTGAATCTGATTCAATTAGTTGGACATTTGAATCGCCAAATTCAATTAAACCTGAAATTAAATTTTCTTTAGCATATGCTCATCGTCATTATTATGAAATAGAACCAGTCACAAGTGATTATCTAAATTATACAGTTAATGGACCGGCAACTCCTTACATAGAAGGAAGTTTGCGTGTTTACATCAATGGTGTGAGAATAAATTCATATTATTCTGTTTACGTTCCAAATGACAATGTCACAAGTTGGACTGCAAACAGGTTTGTGCCAGATCATTTAAACGGTTCTTTTTACTTAGACGCAGCAATTACCAGCAATGACATCATCATGATAGACTTTGACATTAGCGTAACTTGATCTTTTTTTTTAAATAAATTTCAATAGTTTTCTCTTTTAAAACAGGAGAAAGCTATTTTGAATAATTTAAGGCCCAAACAACTTAAACATAGTTTTTTGATTATTTGTCCAGATCATTCATTAAGTTTGTTGGGTGCTACAGCTTCATCGATAAAAAATCATTATCCAAATTTACCATACATTGCTGTTGTTGATGAGAGTGCAACAAAAGAAGATGTTGCCGAAATGAAAAAAAATTGTCCCATTTATAAAGGGAAAAATACAATTACATCTTTAATTAATGTTGGAATGCGTCATGCGCCATCAGATTGGGCTTTTATGATTTTTGCTGGCAGCAATGTTCGACCAAAATTAGATGAAAAATTTTCTTTTTACATCACTAATGACAAAGATGTACTTTTTCCTATCGCCAACAACAAATATAATTTTATTGAGGCAACATTAAACGGCTTGTGTATCAATAAAAAAACTTTCAAGGAAGTTGGTGAATTTTCAGAAGATGGAAAATTAGAAATGATAAAAGCCGAATGGGCTTCAAATGCAATTGATTATGGTTGCAGGTTCAAGGCTATTCTTGGAAGTAAAATGTGCTAAGGAGACCCAGCATGAACGAAGAAGTTGTTAAAAGTAATTTGATTGTTGAAATGGAAAAAGCATTGAAAAATGAAGTGATTCAAAGACACAGTTATTTTCAGTTAAAATATTTTCTTATTGGCAAAGAACCCACATTGCAATCAAAAATGTGGCAATGTTTAAGGGAACTTAAAACACGACATGAAAGCTTAAAAAATATTGAATTAGAATTAGAAGAAACAAAAGACAAGATAGAACTACTAGATATAAACGCCAAAAGAATCCAAATTGAATTGGAGAAAACAACATTTTCCGACAACAATTTTCAAGATTTATTCGCAAGAGAATGTGGCGTTAAAACCAGACAATCTGCTCGTCAAAAAGAAGCTTTAATTGACAGCACAAAACAACTAGAAGAAAGAAGGAGGTATTTGCTTGAAGAATGCAGATTCTTCTTGGAAACATTCAAAAATATTGAAAAAATGGAATGTCTGAGAAATTTTGATGATATCGAATCGCAAAAAGAATATTGGCATGAAAAGCTAACTCAAAAAATCAATCTTAAAATGTTGACAAATAGCTCAATCGATACAGATTTAATCGAAACTATTGTTGCACTTCCTGATGAGGTTCCCATCAAAAAGCAAACATTACAAAATCTTAACATGAGACAAAATGAGATGTTGCAAAAATTAAATCAAGTTGCAAAAAAAATAGAAGAAAAAAATAGGGAGAATTAATGGCCGTAACAAGAGTAACTTCATACGATTCTGGATACACAACGGGAAATCTGTCTGTGTATCCAGAAGCAATTGATACAAATTATCAATTATATGAAGCAACAAACAACTCTGAAACAAGACTTTCTCAATCTTTGACTTATTCTGGCTATTTTTTAATTGTTGAAAACAATGATCATTTCCCACCAAATGGTATTATAAGAGTTGGTCCACCAGCAGGCCAAACTGGTGCATCAGAAATGATTTATTATGACAGCAAAACACAAGGTGTTTTTCGCAATTTAATTAGAGGTTTCGCAGGATCAAGACAAAATTCTTGGCCTATCAACAGTTA